ATCATCTTTTCAAGATATAGGCTAAGATCAAGAGCTTCCTCCTGAGCATGCGTGAGCCAGTCAACGTCAGACAAGTCCTTTCGGTCCATCGTGACGCCATACTTCTCAATCCCTAGCTTAGACCTCTGCTTATACTTATTGATTACTGACTCAACAATAGAGTCACTTAGCGACCGGTCGGCCGTTGATGTGGATGTGTACATAATTAAATTAGATTAAAATGGGTGCACTAGGATACACCCATTAAACCAAAACAACAAACCTGTCCTAGCAGGTGCTATGAACTTAAAATGGGAGATCCGAGTCGTCAGTGTGACCTGATCCTGGAGTGCTAGGCGCTGGAACGAATGCCGGTTTCTCAGCAGCAACAGCAAAGCCCTCAATGGTTGAGAAGAACTTCACCTGACCCTGTGGACTAGTCCACTCACGACCCTTCAAACTGAACGATACCTCGACCTCTTGGCCCTCAGCAATGCTCTCCAATAAGTCACACTTGTCGTTAACAAATGTGAATGGAATGTACTGTGGGTACTGGTCAGCACCATCGGTTAATACTAGCTCACGCTTACGAAATTTGTCGGAGATGGTCTCCACATTGCCCACCTTGTAGGCAATCCCTTTGAATTTAAACATATATATTAATTAAAAGATTACTAAAATAATTGTGACAATACATATTATTGCCACTGCAATACCTAAGACATAGTTTTCAGCATTGTCTTCTACCGCCTCTAAAAAATAGACATGGTCCTGGATTACCTCAACCTCATCTGCATAGAAGTATAACTCATCAGTACCTACATTAACTAGGTAACCGTAGTTATGTCGCTTGGCCTCATAGATCTTACCGACCTCATCATGACGTAAGCCATAGCCTCCATCTGTTAACAACCGGACTCTCATAGGTTCTTGGTTTTTAATACGCCAATATATTTCTCAGCATAATCATTAGCTACCTTCAACCAACGCTCGATCGTTGAGATGTCGTCGTCTGTGAGAGTCACTCTCACAATCGTCGCACGCATGTTGTCGTCAATGTCATCCATGTAGTGCAAGCTTGGCTCGTCCCATTCACCTAACAACTCCTCAGGTGTGTTGCATAGCATGTATGCCACCTCGCCATCACGCCAATCAAGGCCGGTCGTCTGACGTAGCATCCATAAGTATGCCTTCACCTGCCAGTCATACCCTGACTCTTTGACCTTCTTAGCAGCCTTCTCCTCAGTCTTTGGGAACGTCTTCTTGGTGTATGATGACTTTATGTCAAGCACCTTTAGCCTGTCAGCATCAACAATGTCAGGGTGGCCATGCATGAGCGGTGTATCTAAGTATGCATATTTGTCACCGTCAACAGTCTTGCTGTATGACGTGAAGAAGATGCGGTTATACAGCTCAATTGCCTCGTCCTCAACAGCTGTACCCTTGTCAGTCTCCTTGCTCCAGAAATGATCTTTGTACTGGTATACCTTCTCGTCAATGATCTCCTCGATCAATGTCTTGGCACCTTGACTTAGCTCAGGCTGTTGGTCACGTTTTGTAACCAACTCGTCTCGCTTGGCTGCCTGTAATTCAGTCAATTTAATCTTGGATAGTAGACCATCAAGAGTTGCTTGTTGATTAGGCGTAAGCCCTGGTGTGCCGCTGTTGAATAGCGGTGCGCACTTACTTGCCCGTAACTTCAGCATGTTGCTCTGGTGTTAGATTGAAATCACTAATTAACTTCTCAGCCGTGGTTTTGCCATCAGCAATGGCCTGCAATGCCTTAGCAAATCGCTCAGGTGTGATGCTTGGCTTCTCCTTCTTAGGTAACGGACGTGTGCTGAAACGCAGCGCATCAGTCATTCCTTGTGGACTCTTGACCTTCTCAACACCAAGGACAATCTCTTTGCCAACGTAGTCGTTAAAGTCAAACGATTGGAAGAACGTCTCGAGTCTCTTGAAGTTCGTCCGGTTGGCCACCATGCTCTTCTGAAATTCTTTGAGCTTGATGAACACCTTGTCTTCTTTACCCATCTCTCCGACCATTACGTCCTGAAAGACCTTCTCGATTGTTACTACTCTCGGCTCATACTTGCCGTTGACCTCTAAGTCCCAACTCCCTAGGTACTTATTGTCCTTCATTAAATTTCTCCAGTGTGACATGTAAATTAAATTTTAACAAAATTAATATATTTCTTTCTTTCTTGCAAATAAATTGTCAACTTTTTTTATACTCAAGGATGGCATATTCCTCCTCAAATTCAGTTGTTACGTCAATTATATACCTGAACCAAATCACATATCCGGTCTTTGTTCTGGCTATGTAGACGATGTATACTCGGTCAGCATCGCCTGACCGGTGGAAGTAATTGAACAGTGGTGTGTCGATGTCCTTGCGGTTGACATTTAAGCTATGCATCTTAGCACCGTTGTACTCAAGGGTGTTGAGAGCAATTGACAGAGCTGTCTGCATGTCGTGGGCAGTGGTGTAGAAGTTGCCGTCACTCAAGACCTCATAGTCTGGTCGGTCTGGCTTCCATTGGGCGCTGACCGACATGGACAACAGCATGAACATAATAAATGCAACGATAGGGATCCCAAAGGAAGCCCTTACGTACTCGTTCTTGATGCGCGTAACGATGGCCATCCCGACCATCGACGCAATTAAAATTTTAGCATACATAGTGTTAAATACATTAAGGTGAAAAATGATGCGATGCTTAGCAATCTAATTGCTAAGTACTTTGACTGACTGAATAAATACATCAGACCAAATGTTAGGGCTAGTTTAAGCATGGCTTCTCGATTTTGATCTGTACAACAGCCTTGGTGATGTCGGTGACGATCTGATCACTGACAATTAGACCAAGTGATAGGGCTGTCATTGGATTGGTAGCGAATAGCTTTAGTGACTTGCCGTTGTCATAGGTCACGATGTACCGCTTTAAGGTTGGCGACATAGATGATTTCATGTTCAGGGATTTTAGATTTATTAATTGCCTCTTTAACGTTATATGCCTCGATGGTTACACCTGAGCAGAGGATTGGACTCAGGTGATAGCATATGTGGAATTTACTTTTCATAGGTGATAAGACCCCAAAATAGTTTAACAATAGTCTTCCTTGGCGGCTCTGCCTTTGGCTGGCGCTTGGATACCTTCTTCAACTGAATGGTCATCAACTCAGTCTTGATTCGATTGAGGTGTCGCCTGGTTGGGGATCCGCTATTCCAAGTGTATTGCCTCTTGCCATCAATCTTCTTAACATAGCCTAGTTTCTTTACCACTATTAAAAAGTATTGGCTGATTCGGTGCTTTTCTCTGATCTCAGCTAAGGTATAGCTGTCTCTTACATACATGTCCTCTAAGACCGTCATGTACTTGGTCTGCATTCTTTTGTTCATCATAACTTTATACTTATTCCGTGTAATAAAAAATGGATGAGTATCTCCCTGTCATCCAAACTCAGGGATATTGATAGGCCGATAGTCCTACCGGCCGGCCAACTTTCAGTGAAACGTATTGTCATAGCTTTCATAGTAATATGCCTCTAAGATGAAGTCCTCGAAGTCGCGTAGTTGTTGGCGGCTTAGCTTGGACTTCATGTCGTTGGCGGTTGATAAATTGTTCTGCTCGATGTGTTGAGCGATTGCTTCATAGTAGTCAGCCATGGACTCATGGCCGACGTACTCTAGGTCGTGCTTAGTTATCATGTTGGTCGTAAAATTTAGGTGGTACAATAATATAATGGTTGACGCAGAAAACGTTACTCGTTTCTAAAGTGACAACCTTGCATGGTATCTTTTTGGCCTTGAGCTCAGCAACTTTGGCCTTGATGTTGCGCTCAGCATTCGGGTATGGGCTGTCGTCCCATCCACCGGTGTCAGGCTCGCAGTGAACTGAATACTTTGGTTTGGCATAGCCCCTCCAACCATCTAAGCGGACGTACTCTTGGGTCTCGTCGAAGCACATGCCGACATGCGGGGCATCCGGCTGTGGGTTTTCGTTGACTCTTGTCATTTCGCCGTCCCATTGGTTGCCGTTTAGGATTGGTTTTTTCTTGTGCATGTATACACTTACGTTCGGAAGTGTATTCAACCATTTGTTGGTTGTCCTAGTCGGCCATCCGGCATTGGTGACATAGAGGCCGTCTGGTTTGTGTTCGGCGATGAGGTTTCCGAATAGGTAAAGCGAGCGGCCGTCCGTTTGGCCGTTACCTTGTTTTTTCTTTTTGCCTTCAAGGAAGGATTGGATTACTGCGTTCATGATGTTTAGATTTGTCCTAGGTCAGCTAATGATGTGTAAGCTGAAGTTGGGGTTAATATAATGCTGTCTAATAAATTGATGTCTAGCAATTTAAGACCTTTCTTTAGTTTTTTACTGAGGGCAATGTCCTCAGGGGATGGGTCAGGGTTTCCAGAAGGATGATTGTGACAAAAGATTACACCGCTCGATAGGCTGTCAACAGCATACTTCGCGACTATCTTTGAGTCAACATATGTTCCTGCAACACCGCCTTGGCTTATCTTGGCATAGCCGATTGTTTTGTTTTGCCGATTGAGTAATAAAATGAACGCGCTCTCGAATACCTCGATGTCATCTCCGTAAAATTGACGGATGAATTGTTGTGCTTCATTTGATGTTGTTATCTTCTCGGTTGGGAAGTCTGACTGGATTTTCTTTAGCTCGAATAATTTCATGTGGATAGATATTAGAATAGTGAAACAATGTGATGAGTTGGTATTCATCCTTTGCCGTCTTGAGCGGTGTGCGGAATTTAAGGTACCAATAGGTGCCGAAGTTGTCCCATGTCATTTCGTCGGTGAACTGGGATTCGAGATACATGCGGAATTTCTCTCGAGGCATGCAGACTAGTTGTCGGACAGTCGAGTTTTCGTTCCATCGTTTTGCTCTGATTGATTGGTTGAGCAGTTGTCTGTACTTTGTCTTTGTCATATTTAAAGGGGTTATTTTATATACAAACACTTTTTGTGTTTTTTGTAAAATTACCCGAAAAGCATGACGAAATGAAGTTTTTTATGACGACTTTATTAACAATATGACGAAATTTCTGTTGATTATGACGAAATTATTTTCTGTATCCTTTAATGGGCTTTGTTTTATGACGAAATGACGACTTTTAGTCTCTTATATAAAAAATAAAAAAAAGAGTATATATATTATATATATAATAATATGATAAAATACATATAAGTATTTTTCCCCTATAGGGGTAAAAAGTCGTCATATTGTCATTCATGCTTGATAGTCAAGCATTTAGCTTTTTTTTTCGTCATATTAGGACGTTTTTTCGTCATATTTGGGGTGTTTTTCGTCATATTGGAAGACGATTTCGTCATATTGGCTGGCTGTAAGCCTGCTAAGATTGAAAGTTGGTCAATTGTGTACATATTCTTTAAAGTAATATGCTACGAGCTCTCGTAGCGTTAAACGATTAGTGTATTGACTGCATTGCGTGGCGTAGAAGCCATTGATGATTGTGACATCGGCAATCCAATCTTTCATTCGGCACAAAGTTCCCATGGCTGTAAATTTTTAAAGTTGATCGAGTATTCAGACTTTAAGGTCTGAACAATAAACCTAGCGAGCGCTTTGTTGGTCTTTTCTTTTGATAGGTCGTTGTCTCCGATTGCTTGGACGACCTCTCGTGGTAGCATATTGAGAACGCGATTGCAAAACTTTACGTCTTGGCCTAGGTAGTATGACTTGTTTCGATAGACTAGCGTCCAATAGTGCGCAAATCCGTATTGGTTGGTTATTTCAATTCTCATGACTTAATTATAAATACTTGGTTAGACATTGGGCACTGAACTGCAATTGTGGTTTCAGTTACATTGCCGATTACTTTGTATTCTCCCGTTAGGACGAACTGACGACCGCTCACAATGAGGGTTTCTCGGTTGGATAGCTTTATCATAGCTGTATAATAAAAATTGCGTTAGTACTTATGCATCGAATGAGATACATGTTTGCTGTCAGGTGGCCAACTAGTTCGTGGCCTTGTGGTATGTTCATGATTTCTATTTTTTAAATTCTTCGACTCCGGCCGCTTCTAATAATTCTACGTCATCTTTTTCGATGAACTCAGCCAAGCTTTGTAGTTCAATTAATTCACCCAGGCTTATTGTCTCTGCTCTAAGCTCTTGTCTTAAATATTCTAATCTCTCTTTCATAGTTAAATTGTTTGGATGTATACTTTTTCTAGGCCGTCGTCTAAGTGCACGTAGAACTCATCAGTTGAGTCGGTGTACGTCTCTACTATTGTTCTGTGCGTTTGGATGGCTTCTTTGATTTCAGTGAATAGGTCAAACGCCTCTCCGAATGACTGGAAATAAAAATGCTCGTTGTAGTCTAAACAATCGAACACGTGGTGGACTGCAAATTTTATCATGGTTTCTAGTTGTTATTCCAAACCTCATCCATCGAGTAACCATACTCGATGAACATGAAGTTTAGGTAGTTATTAAAATGATTTTTGTCAACAAACGTTTTGTCAACATAGATGACTTGACACCATCTGTTTAGGAATTTGATTTTGACTTTCATATCGACATGCCTCCTACTTGGTTTGTTACTACTTTGTACAAGGCGAATGCGATTGCAATGCCTACTGAACTTGCCATACATATTTGGATGGCCTTTGCGATGATTAATAAAGCTTTCATATTGTTTGAGGGTTTAATTTCCAATAGTCATCTGAATGCAACGTTGTCTCTTCGTAAACAATCACCCAACCATTGTTGGTGTACTCGGTTCGGTGTAATTTGTAGCGGATGTCTTGGCGTCCGTTGTCGCCTTTCAATTGGTCAACTACCACCAACGTCCCGTTGATGATAGCTTTGAATGTTTGTAGTGTTGTCATTGTTTTGGGTGTGTTAATTGGTTAGCAAATAAGCCGAAGTTGGCCATTGTTTGTTTTGAAATATTGGTTCTACCTTTCATTATTTCGTAAGAAACCATTGCATCTATCAATGATTGCTTCATGTTGATTCTCTCGTTCATTATCTGTATCTAAAAGGGATTAATAATTTGCGTGTCTTGATTAGCACGCCTTCTTGGAAGAAACCGATGATTTCGTAACGGCCTTCGATTCTGATTACTCTAGTTTCCATGTTGTTTTTGTGTTATTGGTTTGTGGTGCAGTGAGTATCGCTCTCATTAATTAGTCATTCTAACTGCACCTAGTGTTTGCATGCCACGTTAAACTGCATGCCCTCTTTTAATCTATCAGGTACCGCCTTTTGGCCTGATAGGTTGACGTTGACCACCTGAGTAGTGTATCAATCGCCCCGACGTAGCGGAGTCTTTATACTTACCGCATCGGCCTAGTGTGACTCACCTAGTTAGTTTATAGTCTTACCAATATGTCAATTTAGCAGACCTACTTTAAACCGACTTACCGCGGCCGTGTCCTCGAAAGGGGCTTAGTAAGGCTTTATCGTTTCGGTCACCTTTAGCAACATGGCTCGTCGCTTGTACGTCTAAAGGCTTGCTATTATTATAAAGACACTAGCTTGGAATTTATTACCACCGCCTCACCCTACTTATTACTTTCACCTTGTCACATTGCAGAGGACTAAGCATTGGTCAGTGGTCACCGATATATAGTGTCTTATTTCAATTGTTATTAGCTCGTTTGCTTGATACAAATATAAGACAAGTATTTCGATTGTCAACTATACTTTGACAACTTTTTTCACTTTTTATGCTAATTTATATTCATTCTAAATAAGGACATGTTTGCTATTGAATGTAAAGTGTTGATTTATAGGTAGTTATTAAATGTGTGTTTCCAGGACGCACGTTAAATGGGTTTGGTATTTATTTTGGTAGGTAGGCATAACCTCCTCTCTTCAGGCCTGCAACCAACCCGACAAACGTAACGAACGGCCGACCGATTGACCGACCGAACGGCCGATGCGCCGACTGGTTTTAAGTACATTCTATTTAACATAATGCAAATTATAAGACATACCTAGCGAACGACATGACAAACGGCAGCGCGGTCTGTAGGCCGTGCGTATTGGTATTGACGTCAAACGACAGCCCGACTGGAAAAGCCAAAAAGTTCGGCCGAAAAGTCTGAAAAGTAGACCCCCGGGGGTGAAATCAGATCGGTTTCCCTTTCGGCCGGCTTCGCGTCAATCCCCCATATTACCCAACAATTCCATACATCTAAAAATTAGTATATTTGTAGAAAAAAAGATCATGAAAACAGACTACAACAGCATTTCTTTCAGAAACAAAGATATTGATAGACTTTCTGGAACCACAACTAAAAGCCCTAACCAGATGATCGGTCAGTCAGCTGCTGAAGCTATAAGATCTAGAAATGGAAGTACTAGTGAGCAGCGTCTCAACGAACTTAAAGCCAATGAAGCAGCCAAAAAAGCTATGAAGGATGCTAAGGCCAAAAAAAAGAACTAGTAAAGTATGACAATCATATTCTTCCCAAACATCGGCCTATCAGTCGGTCTTGACTACATGCCAGCAGAGGACGGTCTACCGGCAGAGTTGATGTTACATTTGTTTATTTTTAAATTATCTATATCATGGCAATAATGCGCACAAACCGACTAACGTCGAATATCGAACCTACAAAGAAAACCCAAACTACTAAGGGTGTAACTGTAAGCAATAAAAAAGAAAGGAGAATAATCCCAGCAACTGAGCTAGAGGCTCAAGACGCTGCTTTTAAATCAGCGAATAGTAACTATGAGGCTCAGATGTCCACATATAAAAATGCTCCTAAAGGATCTAAGTCATATGCCAATTTCGGTGGCGGTGTTGCAGAGCTTAGCGCTGCTGGTTTAGCTCAGTACAACAAGAGCCGTCCATCTTCCGAGCCAGAGGTAACTCGTATTGAGCGTCCAAAAGCAGGTGGCAGTGAAGCTGATTTTTTAAAGAGAGTTGGAACAAAAGGTGGATACGTCGGCCACGTAACTTATAAGGAGCCAGTCAAGCCAACAGCACAAAAAGCCGACTGGTCTAAAGTTGAGCTAAACAAAATGCCAACCAAGCAGGCGACCATTACTCCAGCCAAGGGTAAACTTCGCGACATGGCTGTAGAAGAGTTTGGTGAATTTAATGCCCCGTCTATGGGCACTAAAGTTAAAACCAAAAGAGCGTTAACAGGCGGCGGCGATAGTGGTCTTGTAAGAGCTAAAAACACAGGTGGATCTTTAAAGGCTGCTAAACGTGTTGTAGGTGAGAAGACTGTTGGATCTAGAGCATATAATAAAGAGAAAAAACAGTTCGAGGCATTCGCTAACCAACTTCCAACAGGAGGCCGATTGTCAGATAGTCAGTTCAGCCCTGAGATTGGCCGAATGAAAGCTGATGCCAAGGGCTTAGCCAAAGAATATCGTAAAGAGGGCAACCGTGAGGGTGTCAAGATGATGCGCGCTGAAGCTAAGCAGTTAGGTAAAGCGGCTAAGTTTTCAGATAAAATGTATGATAGAGGTAGAGGTGACTACTTCACAAGAGATATGATCCAAGAATACAGGTCATCAAGCGCCAATCCAGCCAATCAGAACACTATTGAGAGGCAGCAAAAGCTCATCAATAGCAGAAAATAAAAGATAAGCCCTCCAAGTGAGGGCTTTTTCATTATAATGTCACAAATTTGACTTAAATTTGTGACATAAATCTAATAAAATGGTAGTAAAACATGTACATTTAGGCGATGAAGGTCGCCAAAAGCTCATTAAAGGCATTAAAACGATCGCTGGAGCAGTAAAAAGCACACTCGGTGCGCGAGGACGGACAGTCCTAATTGAATCAGAGCATCACGTTGGTGGCATTACAGTAACAAAGGACGGTGTGACGGTCGCTAAGTCGATCAACCTCTATGACCCGGTTGAGAACTTAGCCGTCATGATGATGCGACAGGCTGCTGAGAAGACGGCTACTGTTGCTGGTGATGGGACAACGACCAGTATTGTCATCGCTGAGGCTATTGTGGATGCAGCCACAGACATACTGTCTGAGGATAAAAACGTAACCGAGGTCATCCGTGAGATCAATAGCATTACAACAAATGTTGTAACGCACTTGACCAAACGAGCCAAAAAACTCTCAGGCAAGAAGCTAAAAGACGTTGCGTCAATAAGTGCCAACAATGACACCACTATTGGTGGTATGATCGCTGACGCGTTCAGTGAGGTCAAGATGGTATCTGTTGAGAACAGTAAGGACCACAACACATATGTTGAGGTGATCAAGGGGATTAAGGCTGACCGAGGTTGGACTAGTCGCCACTTCATCACTGACTACAAGCGTCAGGAGGCCATCCTAGAGAACCCATACGTCTTAATCACTGACCAAGAGATTAACAACCTACTCAACATTGAGAAGGTCCTACAGCATGTTGTAGCGCAAAATAAGTCACTACTCATCATTGGTGAGATGACACCTGCTGCACTTAACACCCTTAATATAAACGTCGCTCAAGGCAAGATCAAGGCTTGCCATATCATGCCGCCAAGCTTTGGCTACCGTCAGAAAGACCTGCTTGAAGACCTAGCGATCGTATTGGACGGCACATACTTTAGTGAGGACACTGGTGATGACCTATCTCTTATTGACGTGGCACATCTTGGTCGTTGCTCTAAGGTGATCGTTGGTAAGGACAATACGATCTTTATGCCCTATGCTAGCTCTCAAGATAGCATAGACGCCCGAATTGCCGACATCAACGAGACCATATTCGAAGGCATAACAAAAGAAGAGCTTGACAACCGTAAAGAGCGAGCGGCCAACCTATCGGGTGGTGTTGCTGTGATACACGTTGGAGCGCTCAGTGACATTGAGCAGAAGGAGAAGCGCGACCGCATCGACGACGCTGTATGCGCTGTTGAGGCTGCATTAGAGGAGGGAATCCTTCCTGGTGGTGGTGTTGCTTTGTATGAGTATGCGATTACACACCTACGCGGTAAGATTGGCGCTGCTGAGCAAATTATGTTCAGAGCCATAACATCTCCAATGTGGCAAATACTTGTGAACGCTGGCAAAGACGCTCAAGAGATCATGGACGGCATCCTACCGTTCCCTAACGAGGGCTACGACGTCAAAGGAGAGCAGTACGGTGACATGATCAAGCTTGGCATCATTGACCCGGCTAAAGTCACTAAGAACGCTTTATTGAACGCTGTGTCGGTAGCTACGACGATCATGAGCACAAACGCAATCATTACAAATATCAGAGCAGATGAAAGTATTAAATAAGTTCTTACTCGTAAAGAAAGTAGCTGAGCAAAAGCAGACCAAGAGTGGTCTACTCTTAACCGGTGAGGATTCCAACGACATGCGGTACCACAAGGCGGTTACCCACTCTGTGGGTGACAGCATCTTCGGCATAAAAGCCGGTGATACTATCCTATACGATAAAGTGCAAAGCCATGAGATCATCCTTGATAATGAAAGGATGACTATAATTCAGGAGAGGGACGTTGTTTGCGTCTTCGATTAAAATCTGTTATCGCAATAGCTAAGGTCTTTTGATGAAACGGTGCGTTTTTTCGGAAGGCCTTATTGCGTCTTGATGACGTCGGAATCGGTTCTTCTCCGATTAACTTCTTATAAATTGACGTAATCATTTTCTTGGCCTTAAAAGACACCTCATACAGTTGGCCTTCGTTGTAATTTTTCTGTCGCCATTCACTGATCCAGCCATCTTTCAACAATCTGTTAAAGCGCCGGCTGTCCCAAGTCATGAAGTTCTTGTATTCGTCAAAGTCTGACTTTCTGAATAGCCTATTGCCATGTAAAAAGAATAGCATCTCAAGATCTGAGAGTCTGATGCTATAATTCACTTGAGCCCATCGTCTTACGATTGCCCACTCTGTAAGAAAGTCATACTTCAGCGGTTCGCGTTGTACTATCTTTTCGTAGATGATTGTTTTTCTAACTTTCATTATATTTGTACAAATATATTAATAATGGGACTATATAGCAACATTCACGCAAAAAGAGAGCGAATTAAAGCTGGATCAGGCGAGAAGATGCGTAAGCCTGGAGAGAAAGGAGCCCCAACAGCAAGTAACTTCAAAAAGGCCGCTAAAACAGCAAAAAAAGATGAAAGACCCAAGACTAGAAAAAGCGGGCGTTAGTGGCTACAATAAGCCTAAACGCACTCCTAGTCACCCGACTAAGAGTCATGTCGTGGTCGCCAAGTCTGGTGACGAGGTAAAATTAATTCGTTTTGGCCAGCAAGGCGTCAAGACCAATCAGACAGCAGGTCAACGTGAGGCTTTCAAGAGCCGTCACGCCAAGAATATTGCAAAAGGTAAGATGAGCGCGGCATGGTGGGCTGACAAAACTAAGTGGTCTCCAAGCAAGACTGCATCACCTAGCACTAAATGGAAGAAAGGATGAACAATATACCATTCAAGAACTCAGCGATTACTCGCTTGACAGGCATGACAACCAATCCACCTTTAATTACTAAAGGAAGGGCTAAAGAAGCGCGCAGTATGCGCGAGGGTATTACTCCAATGCAAAATGCTGACGGTACTACTTCTACACATGTCATGGCAGGTGGCGAGGGTGGATCCGGTAAGTACAAGTATACAGTAAACCCAACTGTATTCCCTAACAATGGAGGTAAGACATGGACCGATCTAAGAGAAGATCCATGGGGGGCATATGACGAGGCATCTAAAAGAGGTGAGCTAATTGGCTTTAAGTCTGAGCGTCGTGCTGAGAAGTTTGGTATGGGATCTTGGAAGAAAGGTCAGGCAGGCCGAGAGGCTATGCAAGAATATCGTTCTGAAAAGAAAGCAGGTAATCTTTACACTCAGAAAAAGAAGGTAGATCAAAAGATTGCAGCTGTTGATGAGAACAAGCGTATTAATCGTGTTGTTGATCGTCGATATGATCGAATGGATAAGAAGTATGATCGAGCTGCAGGTAACACTCAAAAGACTGCCAAGCTTGATAAGAAATACGGATACAATTACGAAGCAGCTAAAGCAGCTGGTATTGGTCCAGATGAGACAGGTCATTGGGGTTCAATTGGCAACGATGGTATGATATTAAAGGGACCTAAGCATCCTTCAATGATTAAGACAAAAAAGGTTGAGGGTTATTTAGGTAACAAGATCAAAAAGATTGACGGCCAATTATACAGTGTACCTAAATGATCATCCTTAAAAAACACAAAGGTCTAGGTGATACAGTGGCTGCTGTAACAGCAGCTACAGGCATCAAGGCACTAGTCGAGAGTATAACTGAGGACTGCGGATGCCAAGAGAGGCAAGCCTCTCTTAACAACCCAGACCTATTAATAAACAAACTATTCTATGGGACAAAGCAAGACATCGAAGTATTACGCGACTCATCCGGACGCAGCAGAGCGCAGGAGGGAGAGTCAACGGAAAATTAACCGATCAGAAGAACGTAAGAAGTACCGGGCCGATCACACAAAAGCTCGTCGTGCCAATGGCATCGACGGCAAGGGAGGGCCTGACATGAGTTCCACAAAAAGTGGTAAATTTGTAAAAGAAAACCCAAAGACAAACCGAGCTCGCAATGGAGCGAACGGCAAGTCTACTAAAAAATAAGACATGGCATATCAAAAACTACAAGTACAACGCGCAGCCGCTGTAACCCCAAGTGATACAGTTAACATCCCATACGTAGGTGGTGACGGAACAACTCCAAGCTGGCCTTGTGTCCTTTATATCGGCACTGGCGGAAATCTTCGCGTTCTAACCGAAGGAGGCGATGACGTGGTATTCACAAACGTATTAGGCGGCACAACGCTTCCTGTGAATGTTGTAAGAGTATTTGCTACCAACACAACGGCTAGCAATATCGTAGCAATGTGGTAATATGTGGATATTTAGCGCCATAGCAAATGCCGTAGGAGCCAACTACATAGGTGATCCTAACTATATAGCTGTATCATTTCGTAACAGAGTTCAAGCGGATGGCGGTACATTTGAGGCACAAAACTGTTTAATATCATTTCTAAATAGCTTATCATGAGTCTATTAACACAGGCATCTTTGGTTGTGACTCCGAATGGAGTAAAAGAGGGCAAACTTTATTCCGTCATCCCGTCCGATGGTTCGGGCGATATGTCCGTAGTAAGAGCAACAACTGCAACAAGAGTCAATAGTGCGGGGTTGGTTGAGTTAGTGCCTTATAACCTTGTGCAGTATAGCGAGCAGTTTAATAATGCTGCGTGGTTAAAACAAGATGCAACAATAACTGCAAATAGTATTGATGCGCCAAATGGAACTTTAACTGCTGATACAATTACGGATAATTCAACTTTAGACAGACACATAACTTATCAGTCTTTAGATTCTGAAAGGTCTTTAACAAGAACCTTGTCAATTTATGCTAAACAAGGAACATTAAGATATTTAGTGTTAAGCGTTACAATTACAAGTGATTCTACTGCTTGTTACTCTGCAATTTTTGATTTACAAACTGGAACAATAACCGCAACTAAAAATAATGGTTCGGCAACAATTAGTGCATCTATTGAAAACACGGGTAATGGTTGGTATCGATGTGCAATATCGGGTGCTTTAGGAAGTGGATTCGAAACAATTTACCCAGTTATTGCGACAAGCGATAGAGCTGGTTTTACTGGTTCATTATCAAATAACAATTTACCAATATATGCTGGCAGCGGACAAAGCCTTTACATTTGGGGTGCACAACTTAACGAGGGTACAATACTCCCCTACCAAAAGACGGAAACAAGACTTAACATACCACGTCTTGACTACTCAAACGGTACTTGTCCAAGTTTGTTAGTAGAACCGCAAAGGACAAACCTCTTGACTTATAGTTCGTCTTTTGATAACGCTGCGTGGATTAAATTTAACGCAAGTATTAGCGCAAATGTAACAGCAACTCTTGACCCATCTGGAAACTATGGTGCTTCAAAGATTGTAGAAGATAGTAGTTCTTCTTTTCACGATATTGACCAAGTAGAAGTATATTCAGCGGGCGCAAATACAATTTCAGTTTACGCAAAAGCTGCTGGAAGAAACCATATATTTTTGCAGCATTTTGATGGTTCTTCGTTCTTGACGAGCGGGACATTTAATCTTTCAAATGGAACGGTAAGCGGAAACGGTACGATTCAAAGCGTAGGCAACGGATGGTATCGCTGCTCATTTACTGCAACAACTGTAAACGGAACTGGAAAGTCTTATATTAATCTTTCAAATGGAACTACTGGAAACTATCAAGGCGATGGCACTTCTGGTGTATACGTTTACGGAGCTCAACTTGAACTCGGCAGCTACGCCACTTCATACATACCTACAACCTCAGCAAGTGTAACACGAAACGCTGACGTAATATCAAAGACGGGTATTAGTTCGCTTATCGGTCAAACGGAGGGGACTTTGTTTTTGGATGTTGTTTTAAAAAATCCATTTACATCAATAAACAGATTATTTTCAATTACAGAGACAGTTTGGAATGTTGGCGGTTCTATTAGAATAGAAGCTGAATCTAATAAATTTACCGCTGATTTTGTTAATGCTGGTTCAAGTATGGGTAAAATTGAATTTTTTACAACTGTTCAGCAAAACACTCGTTATAAAATTGCAGTTGCATACAAGCAAAATGATTGTCAAATGTATATTAACGGGACAAATGCTGGTAGCGACACAACAACAGCAGCAATGCCTACTTGTTCAGAATTATATTTAAACGCTTTAGGAGGTGGATTTGTAGCCGCATACGATGCAAATAATATCAACGCAGCAGCCCTTTGGAAAACTCGCTTAACCAACGCACAATTAGCAACCTTAACAACTATATAAAATGAATATTTTTAAACTCACTTACCCAAACAAAGAAGCAGCAGTTGCTGACTTAAAAGCCAAAAACATTCTTGTAGAAGTTGACGGCATTGACGGAGAAAAACACGAAGCCTACGGAAACGGAGTGCAAGCAGTTGTCGAACTTGGGCTCATCCTCGTGACTCCACCAGTAATGGATGGAATGGATATCGTAACCCCACCCGTTTACGCTGATGGCTACCACTACGACGTAATGAGTTCCGAGCTTTACGACTTCGGGGCTAACCTTGTAGAACCTAAGAACCCAAAACACGCATTTGCTGGACACGCAATAACAGAGGAGTTCCCTTATGAGCCAATCGTTTAGTAACCAAGGTACTTTATCAACGTCCGGGACTGTATTACATACAGGCCCTGAAAACAATATATCTGAGTTATACTCAATGAGATTTAATAATCCTGCTGCCTATACCTTAACTGTTTCTAAATATACAGCCTCCACGACTGTCACTACTCAAGTATATTCAATAAACCTTTCAGCAGGTGATACGGTGACAGATACATTTAAGTATCATTTAGATGAGGGAGACTATATCACAGCGACATCTAGCGTAGCAGGGACAACTTTTATAGTAGAAGGATCTGACTTACCTAATGTTAATGTGATAAGATGCAAGTAGTAGATGTAAATGGCAATATGTTTGGTTACGACCACCTAGAGATTATAGGTGCGGATGGTAGGCCAAAAACATTAGACAGCGGACTGACATCAGTCGGCCTTTCAATGCCATCTGCGTTCTCTGTATCCAACAGTCCTTTAACATCAAATGGTACTATAGGCGTTACGGGCGCAGGCACATCATCTGAATATATTGACGGCACTGGCGCATTAAGAACTTTTCCGTCATTAACAGGCTATGTCACAGCAGTCACCGCATCATCTCCGTTAAGCTCATCAGGTGGAACTACACCTAACATATCAATACTTAGAGCCAACACAACAACTGATGGCTACTTAAGTGCTATTGACTGGAATACTTTCAATAACAAACAACCGGCAGGCAACTATATTACTACAAGTAGAACGCTTACCATTAATGGCACTACATATGATTTAAGTGCCAATCGTTCATGGTCGGTAGGTACCGTAACGAGCGTTGCGATGACTGTACCTACAGGGTTGACAGTTGCAGGTTCTCCAATAACAGGATCAGGTACATTTGCGTTAGGTCTTCAATCAGGTTATTCAATACCAACAACAGCCAATCAATCAAATTGGACAACAGCATATAACCGATCTTTAACTGCATTTAGTATTAATTATGGTACATTTAGCACTAACCTTATATTAACAGAACAAGACTTAAGCACACTAAGTTTAAGCTTAATTGCAGGCGCTGCAGCGCAGGGGAAAATTGTATTCTTCAACGGAAGTAATTTGGCATATACCTCATTGAATGCTTCAGCACCTTTGAGTCTTGATCCTAATAACTTTACGTTTTCAATCAGTCAGGCAAATACATCTACAAACGGGTTCTTAAGTTCAACTGATTGGAATACATTCAACAACAAGCAGAACGCAATTACACTCACCACTACAGGATCAAGTGGAGCGGCTACGCTTATTGGCAGTACTTTAAATATACCAAACTACTCATCGGCATTAAGCGGATATGTTCCGACAAGCCGTCAGTTAACAATAAACGGCACGTCATACGACCTATCTACTGACAGATCTTGGAGTGTTGGTACAGTTACAAGTGTTGCTACTACAGGTCCAATTACAGGCGGTACTATTACTGGTAGTGGGACGATAGGCATCACACAAGCTACTACGTCTACAGATGGCTATCTAAGTTCAACAGACTGGAATACATTTAATGACAAGCAGGAAGAGATTACATTAACAACTACAGGCACGAGCGGCCCTGCTACATTTACGTCAGATTCGTTAAACATACCTGACTACTCATCTGCACCAAGAGGTAACTTTGCGCAGACAGCAAAGAGTGTTCCTGTAACAAATACCACTGAGGCACAGTCGTTAATATATGTAAACTTTGAGAGAAGAGTTGACAACGATGGAGGTGTCACTGAGTCTTTAGACTGCATGGAGTCTGAGTTGAGGAATTATGGCAGCGTTGGATCATTATCTGTACCTGCCAATTCATTTAGAGTTGGTGATTCTTTTCATGTCAACTTAAGTGGATATATTAGCTCTCAAAACAACCAAGATATCGAAATAAGAGTCATGGCAAATGGAGGAGCGACTGTGTTAGCTTTAGCATCAACCACACTGGCTACAGCAACAAATAAGTTTTTTGATTTAGTGATTACATTTACAATCAGAGCAATAGGCTCTGCCGGTGTTGCAAAGATTGCAACTTCCGGGCAGTTTACCTACTCAAAGGACGCATCAAATGCGTTTGAGGGAACTGATTTTATATACATCAACGAGGATACATTTGACACAACAATTTACAACACTTTAGATATAACAGCTCAGTGGGAAAATGCAAGCACGTCAAATAGCATACACAGTGAGATTTTTACACTTCAAAAAATATATTAACCATGACAAAAGAACAAGCTTACCAAGTATTAGTAGATGCAGTAAACTTAGCAACTACAAAAGGAGCATTTAACCTGCAAGATGTGTCTGCAATCATCACAGCACTTCAAGCATTAAAGCCTGAAGAAGATGTATAAGTTACTATTACCCCTACTCATAGTTATAACGGCTTGTTCACCGACTAAAAGGTTTACACGCCTTATTACTAAGTACCCGTATTTAATTACTACAGACACTGTAGTAATAAAAGACACCATCACCCTCTACGTCCCTGAAGTGAAAACTGATACAGTTGTTACTATCCAGCAACTTATCGATACAGTAACTCTGACTAAAGACAGAGTCACTGTTAAGACATGGTACGTCCCAAAAGAAAAGAAGGTTTATATCCAAGGCAAGTGCGATCCTATATACGTCACAAAGATTGTAGAGCGCAAGGTGCCTGTCAAGTATTATGAAAAGTACCCATGGTGGAAGAAGCTATTAAACAACCTATTAGCTATTTTTATTATCTTTGCTTTACTCTATGCATTGCATAGAGCAATCAAAAAACTACCATGAAAACTAACGCACTAATTATTTTGTCTGGAATCATTACCATCCTCGCACCGGTGGGACCGTTGCTAACCATAGCTTTAATTTCCATTCTATTAGACGTTGGTTTTGGAGTATGGCGCTCATACAAGAAACGTGCAGATCAAGAGGCAAAATTTTGGGATGTAGTCCAAAGCCAGCGTTTATACGCTACAGCAGTTAAGTCTGCTATTTACGCAGCAGCAATCACATTCTTCTTTTTAGTAGAGAAGTACATTGCAGGTGATATCATCGCACATTTTATATCAATAGAGTTATTACTGACTAAAGCAGTGGCTCTATTTTTTGTTTTTATTGAAGTCAAGAGCATGAATGAGAGCTACAAAGATGTCACAGGTAAAGACATACTAGTGTCATTTAAGAAGTTCATCACAGGTCTTAAATCAGAAAGCGATAAGTGGAAGTAATATGTTGAGTACAACACAAATTATAGCAAAATACGGCCAACCAAACGAAAAAGGAACGTATCTAAAAACCATCAACCTACCCTACCCGATGCGCATTGCTTGGGATTTAAAGACAAAGGTTACAAAGATGCGTTGCCACAAGGACGTAGCAGATAACTTTTTAGCTGTTTTTAATGAACTTTTAGAGGTTTACGGCTATGAACGCATTGTTGAGCTTGGTATAGATCTCTATGGCGGTTGTTTCAACTTTCGTAAAATGAGAGGTGGGGCGTCATGGTCTACTCACGCTTGGGGTATTGCTATTGATTTGGATCCGGCTAGAAACAAATTAAAGGAAACAAGCAGAACAGCCCGCTTTGCAAGACCTGAATATAAAGATATGATTGATATATTTTACAAGCATGGTTTTGTTTCGCTTGGACGTGAAAAAAATTATGACTGGATGCACTTTCAAATAAATCACTAACTTTGTTATATGAAGAAGGTTGAGTCTAAATCAATTGTAAAGATTAAGGTCAAGCGACCAGGCGTTCATGCAAAGAGTAAAACGTCTAAGCTAAAGTCTTCTAAGAACTACAAAAAGAAAAACAGAGGTCAATGAAAGTACAAGATTATATTACAGCCACACCAAGCACAACATCAAAAGTCTTTGGTACTAATGCTGCTGGAAACACAGTTAACTTCGACGTAACTGCCTTATTGGCTTTAAATCAGACCCCTACAGTTGTCACAACAAATGTGCTAACTGCAGCAACCCTAACAAACGTAAACACATACTTCACAGGAACACCAGGTGCATCTTTTGCAGTTACTCTTCCAGCATCAAACTCAAATCTTGATGGTGTTAAGTATGTAGTTATGTCAATAGCAACTAGAGCTACAACAACATGGTCATCATCTGGTGCTGCTATTGTTGGCGCTCCTGCTACATTAACATCAAACACACCGGTATGTCTTCAGTATAGTCATGCCAATACAACCTGGTATATTTCAATCTAATCATATGTCAAAAATCAAAAAAGAAGAGCTCGAAGCGTTGGTTAACGCTAATCGAGTTTACAGAGATCTAAAATTTAATCTAGCAGACATCGAGATGAGCGTTCGTCGTTTAGGCGAGCAGAAAGAGCTCACAATGCAGCAACTTGAAATTGCAGCAGCAACGCTCACTCAAGAGCAGCAATCCATCTTTGATAAGTATGGCGATGTCAGTGTAAATCTACAAACAGGTGAGTATAATTAGAAAAATTTCCATTGGTCCTGATTACATGAAGTCCATGCACTACATGGTTGGTCAGACTGTCCTAGATAGAACTTGGGAGATCAACACCATCCGTAAAGAGGATGATGGGTCTATCTGCGTTTGGATTATAAAGGACGGTGAGATTATTAAATGGAAGTCTTTCTCAGCAACAGTTCCTGTAGCTATAGAGTACAAAATAGATTACTAATGAAATCACCATACTGCTTCATCATTAAACCAGTTGGTCTGAGGCGGTACGATAACATAAGGAAGTTCGGTGATACCGACTTTTATATCAGCTCCTCCCAAGAAGACCACAAAACATCTAACCGCTTTGCTGAAGTGATTAGTGTCCCTATTTACTATAACGGCCCGGTTCAACCTGGAGATACCGTTGTAGTTCACCACAATGTGTTCAAGTACTACAACGACATGAAAGGTCGTCAGAAAAGTAGTTGGAACTATATCATGGACGATCTGTTTTTAGCTGAGTTAGATCAGGTGTATCTTTATAAAAGAGATATCAATTGGCAGGCCGTTGATCCGTTTATATTTATCAGGCCAATACCTACTGAGGATAAGTTAATTAGCTCTACCGGTGCGCATGAGTCGCTATGGGGTGAGGTTGTGTATAAGACGAACACTATCTCTAACGTAAACGTTGGAGACACAGTCTCATTCACACCAGACAGCGAGTATGAGTTTATAATAGATGGCGAGACCATCTACAGAATGTACAACAAGAACATATGTCTAAAAAGGGAGAAATAGTAGAGGCGGCTAAGCAAGCAATCGATGAGTTGATCAAGGTGCTAAAGTCACCTATCATCACTCACGCTGAGGACGATATATCGGCCGACAAGATGAAGAACGCAGCGTCAGCTAAGCGTTTGGCATTTGAGGATGCAATGTATATGCTCAATAAGATTGAGGAGGAGGAAAACAAGGCAGCAGAGGGTCCAATTGTAGAGGTTACACTCGGCAAATCAGGATTCGCTGAAGGAAGAGCAAGACATGGAAAATAAGCTGTACTCCATAGTAAACGACTACATTAATAAGACTGCTCTTAATACTAAGAACAATAAGAAGTCGTGGGATTATGGGTACAACAAAGAGTACGACCTCATCGTCATATCTAAGGATGGAACCATTGGCGAGATCTATGAGATAAATGGATTGAAGGTTGCTTTGCCTTCTACTCCTAAAGGAGTAGAGAACAGAGGTAACAGATGGCAGCCAGTAGAGTATCCATCTGAACTACAGAAAATTAAGTCAATATTTGACTGGAACCGAAGAGATAACGCGTTCAAGTCTAAGTATGTGGATATGATTGAAGATGAATTTGAGAGACGAGAGCAAGGCTTTTGGTTCATTAACAATGGAACACCGACATACATCACCGGAACGCACTACATGTATCTTCAGTGGACCAAGATTGATATTGGTCTTCCTGACTTCCGTGAGTCCAACCGAATATTCTACATATTTTGGGAGGCGTGTAAAGCAGACAGTCGGGCGTTTGGTATGTGCTACCTAAAGAACCGTCGTTCAGGATTCTCATTCATGTCGTCTGCAGAGACTTCAAACACAGGTACAATTGTCAGAGATGCCAGGCTTGGTATTCTATCCAAAACAGGATCTGATGCCAAGAAGATGTTTACCGACAAGGTTGTACCTATCGTAAGAAATTACCCATTCTTTTTCAAGCCGATCCAGGACGGTATGGACAACCCGAAGACGGAGTTGGCCTTCCGTGTCCCTGCGAGTAAGATTACTCGTAAGAATATGGATGAGGAGCGCGATGATGATATAGATGGGTTAGATACTACCATTGACTGGAAAAACACAGCAGACAACAGCTATGACGGTGAGAAACTACTTCTGCTTGTACATGATGAGTGCTACGCACCAAACACAAAAATATTAATGTCTGATTTCACCTTTAAAGAGATAAAGGATATAAATATTGGAGATAATGTAATAGTAGATGGTGGAATTATAAAAACAGTTGTAAAAAGAACGCAAGGAGTAACAGATAGATATTTAGTCAAACAGCCATATGGAGAGGATTATGTTGTAACAAAAAACCATAGACTTGTGCTTAACGAGTATAAAAAAGGTGAGGTTATAATGAATCCAGAAGAGTATATTAATAGCTCTAAATTTAGAAAGCAACATCTAACTAGAATTGCATCTACTGGTATTGAATCACAAGATATATTTGAAGGTATTCCTCCATTTCTATTAGGGCTTTGGCTTGGTGATGGAAGGAGTAATTCTATGACTATTTTAGTAAATAAATATGAAGAGCCTGAACTTCTTGATTATTTAGGAAAGCTTTCTACCGTAATGAATATTCAATTTGAACTAATAAAAAGTACTTCTAATAAAATCATTGAATTTAGGTTTAAAGGCATTAATTCTGAATTAAAAAAAATAGGTGTTTATAAAAATAAGCACATACCAATGCAATACATGCAGTCGTCTATAGAGACTAGACTTCAGTTATTAGCAGGTATAATAGAAACAGATGGATATTCTGACAAGAATAAAAACATCATATCATTAGGCATGAGCAGGAAAGACCTTATAGAACAAATAAGGTTCTTAGCTCTATCATGCGGACTTAGTTGTAGCAATGTTAAAGAAAAGGATACAAATTTCAATACAAAATCATACAACATAAGCATATCAGGCGATTTATCAATTATACCTTTAATCACAAAAAAGAAATCATTTGAAGGTTATGTACCTAAAACTAGAGGCAGACGAAATAAAGTGTCTGTAGAGTATTTAGATAAAGGTGAGTATATCGGCATACAGGTAGATGCAGATAATGACAATGAAAGAAAATTAATACTAGGAGACTTTACCGTCAGTATGAATAGCGGTAAGTGGGAAAAGCCAGAGAACATCTTAAATAACTGGCGAGTCACTAAGACTTGTTTGCGTCTTGGTAGCCGTATCATTGGTAAGTGTATGATGGGATCAACATCAAACGCGCTTAGTAAAGGTGGTGAGAACTTTAAGAAGTTGTTCTACGATAGTGATCCAACCAAGCGATCTGCCAATGGTCAGACCAAGTCGGGGCTTTACTCTTTGTTTATTCCAATGGAATGGAACATGGAGGGCTTTATTGACGAGTATGGATGGCCAGTATTTGATGATCCAAAGAAACCTGTGATGGGTATCGATGGTGAGCAGATTACTATGGGTGTTATCACCTATTGGAATAATGAGGTAGCTGCAATGAAGTCAGACTCAGACGCACTCAACGAATACTACCGTCAGTTCCCTAGAACAGAATCGCATGCATTTAGAGATGAGAGTAAGTCATCTTTATTTAACTTAACGAAGATATACCAACAGATTGACTACAACGATGCGATGATTAAAGATCGCGTCCTAACAACTGGTTACTTTCATTGGAAGAACGGCGAGAAAGATAGCGAGGTTATTTGGACTCCTGATCCAAAGGGGCGTTTTGTGGTATCATGGATTCCTGACGCTAAGATGCGTAATAACGTAATTAAGAAGGACGGCAAATTTCACCCTGGTAATAAAGATATCGGTGTGTTTGGTTGTGACCCTTATGACATATCAGGTGTAGTTGGGGGTGGTGGGTCTGCAGGTGCACTCCACGGCATAACCAACTTTCACATGGAGAACGCGCCAACCAATCACTTCTTTTTGGAATATATTGCTCGTCCTCAGACTGCTGAGATATTCTTTGAGGATGTATTGATGGCCTGTTTTTTCTATGGAATGCCTATACTTGTAGAGAATAACAAGCAGCGACTATTGTATCACTTTAAGAACAGAGGGTACCGTCCATTCTCAATGAACAGACCTGACAAGCATACGTCTAAACTATCAAAGACAGAGCTTGAGCTAGGTGGTATTCCTAACTCTTCAGAAGATATAAAGCACGCTCATGCCAATAGCATCAACACTTACATTGAAGAGTACGTAGGAATCGACGCAGAAGGTAATTATCGAGAAAAAGATAGTATGGGTGACATGTACTTTACGAGAACGTTAAATGACTGGGCAAGATTTGACATTAACAACCGAACAAAACACGATGCCTCTATTAGCTCAGGATTGGCATTAATGGCATCTAGAAGACACCTATTTATACCTGTTAAGCAGGAATCTAAAATAAGTGTTAAATTTGTAAGATATAAGAATACTGGCATAAGAAGCGAAATTATCGAATAATGGATAAAACATCAGTTGTTATCTCCTCATTACCCTTTCCGGACCAAATGGCGCCAGATGAAATCAAGGCGACTTTTGATTACGGATTAAAGGTAGGAAAAGCTATCGAAGGGGAGTGGTTTAAGAGGAAGTCTAATTCAAGCAGATTTTATCAGCAGTGGGGTGAATTCCACCGCTTGAGACTATATGCCCGTGGAGAACAGCCTGTACAGAAGTACAAGGATGAAATCGCTGTTAATGGCGACATATCAATGCTTAACTTAGATTGGACTCCGGTTCCAATCATTCCTAAATTTGTTGACGTGGTTGTCAACGGAATGTTAGACAGACCATACACCATTAAGGCAGAGGCTCAGGATGTTTTATCGGCTGAGAAAAAGAACGTGTTCCAGGACATGATCGAGGCTGACATGGTGGCTAAGGACTTCTTAATGATGACCAAGGAAACACTTGGTATCGACGCGTTCAACGTAAATCCAGATGAGCTTCCTGCAAATGATCAGGAGCTTTCTCTGTATATGCAAATGAACTACAAGCCATCTATTGAGATCGCTGAAGAGATTGCCATCAACACACTTCTTAAGATGAATGACTATGAAGATGTGTTGAGAGATTATTACTACGACGTAGCCACGATAGGACTCGGTGTTGTAAAGCATGAGTTCCTTATTAATGATGGTGTTAAGGTTGAGTATGTAGATCCAGCTAACTGGATTCACAGCTATACTGAAAAGAGCGACTTCTCTGATTGTTTCTACTTCGGGGAGGTTAAGCAGGTTCACTACACTGAGCTGCTTAAAATGAATCCAAACCTTACTGACGAAGAGTTGACTGAGATTAAGAACGCAGGTTCAGCTTGGTATGACTACTTCCCTGTGGTTCGTAACTATCAAGACGACGCATTCTTAAATGAGGTCGTGACGCTTTTATATTTTAACTATAAGACTCACAAGAAGTTTGTTTGGAAAAAGAAATTACTTGAGAACGGAGGAGAGCGAGTGATCCGTAAGGATGACAACTTTAACCCACCACCAAACGAAATGTTTGAGGTAGTTGAAGCCGTTCGTGACGTTTGGTATGAAGGTGTATTGGTCGGTGGATCAAACATCATCATTAAGTGGGAGATGATGAAGAATATGGTACGTCCTAAGTCTGCATCACAGAAAGCACTTCCAAACTACATTGCTTACGCTCCACGTTACTATAAAGGAAATATTGAGTCACTTGTTCGTCGAATGATTCCATTTGCCGATCAGATCCAATTGACTCACTTGAAGCTACAGCAAGTTATGGCTCGCGTAGTTCCTGATGGTGTGTTCATTGATGCTGATGGTATTAATGAAGTAGACCTTGGAACAGGTGCCGCATACAACCCTGAGGATGCACTCAATCTATACTTCCAAACGGGTAGTGTGATTGGACGTAGCTACACACAAGACGGTGATTTCAACAACGCGCGTATTCCAATTCAAGAACTCAACTCAAACAGTGGTCAAGCTAAGATGGCTGCCCTTATCGGCAACTACAACCACTACTTGAATATGATCCGCGACGTGACGGGTGTAAACGAGGTGCGTGACGCATCAACACCACACCCGGATGCTTTGGTTGGTGTTCAGAAGCTTGCAGCGCTAAACTCAAACACAGCTACTCGCCACATCTTAGACGCTGGTCTTAATACCACCAAGAGAGTTGCTGAGTGCTTATCTATCCGCGTTGCTGACATACTTGAATATGCTGACTTCGCTGAGGAGTTTGCTATGCAGATTGGCAAGTACAACATGGCAATACTTGAGGACGTTAAGGATCTTTACCTACACGATTTTGGTATCTTCATTGAGATTGCACCAGACGAAGAGCAAAAAGCTCAGCTTGAGCAAAACATTCAAGTCGCTCTACAGCAGCAGACAATTGACCTAGAGGATGCAATTGACATCCGTATGATTAACAATATCAAGCTTGCCAACGAGATGCTTAAGATGAAACGTCGTAAGCGTATGGAGCAAAAGCAGAAAGAGAAAGAGATGGAGTTCCAAATGCAAATGCAGACAAACATCCAATCCTCTCAAGCAGCTGCTGAGGCAAAAGCACAGGTCATCCAATTGGAAGGCCAAACGAAAGCTCAGATCAAGCAGATGGAAGTTCAAGGCGACATTCAGAAGATGCAGGCAGAAGCCGAACTCAAGAAAGAGTTGATGGCTATTGAGTTCCAATACAACATGCAATTGAACGGAATGCAGATGCAGACATTGAAAGATCGTGAAGACCAAAAAGAAAAGGCGAAAGATAAGCGAGTAGACCTACAGGCCACTCGTCAGTCTGAGCTAATTAACCAACGACAGAATAACCTACCGCCTCAGAATTTTGAGAGCACAGAAGATGATTTATCTGGATTTGATTTAGAATCATTTGGGCCTAAATAATGGCATATATAGAGCATAACTTTTTCCCTTTAAAAGTATTCGTTAGAAATGAGTACATGTATCAACACCAAAAAGGGCAAGGAGATTTTACACCTGGCGTTATAATGTCGGTAAGATGTATGCCTGGGCAGGCGGCGTTATTCCAAGTTCTACTAGATAACGGAGTAATGCGTGATAAGTTACCAAGTCATGCCTTACTTACTGAACCAAAGACACCAGATCCAGATCTACCTTTTCACTTCTTACAGATATGGAACTGTTTTTCTTATAACTTCACCTTATTACATTTGTCTTATGTATACGATACAAAGGTAGAGGTGTATATGAAAGACCACGAGTTCTACCCAGGTAGTTATTATGCCACCATTAACTGGGGAGCTAATGACTTAAATACTGACCTATCGTTAGCAGAGGATGCCTTAGAGCACAAGAGTCATCACATTATTCTACTTGACAATGGTCAAATAGCCCTTCAGCCAAACAATCGTATTAAGTGGTCTGAGCCATCATTTGTCACGAAGCCTTTTCCAGAGCGTCCTGATTATTTAGTTAATACAGACTACTACAATTGCGAAGGCTTTGATAAGTGGCACACAGAAGACTCTGATCGTATGTTCTACGATAATGAATAAATAAAATAATTATTAACTTTGTCAAAATTAAATTAAATGGAAAATGAATTCAAAGTAAGGTCTGTAGATTTCGAAGAGAAATCTGTAGCCGAAAAAGAAGCAGCGCTTCTTGAAGGATTAGAGGATCACTCTGGTGATAATGATACTGTAAAGATTGACTTAGCAGACGAACCACCAGTTGAGACAGTAGTAGATGATAATCCACCACAAGAGGTGGATTTAGATGATAATAAAGTTCTTTCATATCTAGGAAAAAGATGGAACAAAGAGATCACATCTTTAGATGAGTTAGTTGAGCAGCGATCACAAGCTGAAGAACTACCTGAAGATGTCTCTGCGTTTCTAAAGTATAAGAAAGATACCGGGCGTGGTATTGAAGACTTCATGAAGTTGAATGTCGACTACAGCGCCATGGATGAAGATTCTTTGCTTTACCAATACCACAAAGAACAGAACCCTGAGCTTGATGCTGATGAGGTTAAGTTCGAGCTTGAGTCTAAGTATTCATATGATGAAGACTTTGATGATGAGAAGCACATTAAAAAGGTAAAGCTAGAACGTAAAAAAGAGCTGACTAAGGCTCGTGACTACTTTAATAAACTAAAAGAACAGTACAAAGCGCCGCTTGAGTCAAGGGATGCTTTTGTTCCGGCAGAAGAAAAAGAAGCTTACGAATCTTACAAGCAATATAAACAAGCCGCAACTAGCGAGCAAGAGGAGCAAACAAAGCGGTCTCAGTTTTTTGCTGACAAGACTAGTGAGTTGTTTTCTGATAAGTTTGAAGGTTTCAAATTTACAATTGACGAAGACAAAGCGCTAACCTATAAACCAGCAGAAGCTAAGTCACTTCTTGAGGAGCAGTCTTCACTAAAGAACTTTGTAAATAAGTTCTTAAACGAAGATGGTTACCTAAAGGATGCTGAGTTATTCCATCGAGCAATAGCGATTGCTTCGAACCCTGATAAGTTTGCAAAGTTCTTTTATGAGAAGGGAATGGCAGACACAGTTGATACAGTCTCTAAGGAGTCAAAAAATATCGACATGGTGCGCCAATCTACTCAGATGACTAAGAAAACCGACGGTGGTTTCAAAGTAAGAGCTGTAGAGCCTAGTTACGGTAACAGATTAGTTATTAAACAAAAACCTAAAAACTAGAAAAAATGGCTGGTACATTAAATGCATCTCCGGGCCCATTATTGACCCCGAGCTCTGTAAAGGCAGCATTGCCTACAAACTACATCACAAATTTTGATTTCTTGAATCAATATTTGCCTGACACTTACGAGCAAGAATTTGAGCGTTACGGTAACCGTTCAATCGCATCTTTCTTGCGTATGGTAGGTGCAGAACTTCCTACTAACTCTGACCTTATCAAATGGGCAGAACAAGGTCGTCTTCACACAAAATACACTAACGTTGTTCCTGCATCTGCAGCAGCATCTGACACAGCTACATTCAACATGCCAGCGGCTACTGTATGTAACTTCCGTGTAAACCAAACTGTATTCTTGTCTTCACAGACAATTGCTGCTAACTCAGCTAAAGCTGTTATTAGTGCTGTTGCTGCTGACGGATCTACATTTACAGTTAAGTTCTACAACGCTTCTGGTTCACCATTTACAATTACAACTGAGCTTGTAACTGCATTTGTTTACGGATCTGAATTCGGTAAAGGAACTAGCGGTATGAGTGGTTCTTTGGAAGCACAAGACCTTTTCTTCGACAACAAGCCAATCATCATTAAAGACAAGTACACTGTCTCTGGTTCTGACATGGCTCAAGTTGGTTGGGTTGAAGTAACTACTGAGAACGGCGCTACTGGTTACTACTGGTATTTAAAATCCGAGCATGAGACTCGTCTACGTTACGAAGATTATCTTGAGATGTCAATGGTAGAAGGTGTTAAAGCTGAAACTGGTTCTGATGCATTAGCTTACCTTTCTCCATCTACAGCTGCTGCTCCTGGATCTACTGCTGGTACAACTGCTGCTGGTACTCAAGGTATGTTTGCTGCTATTGAATCTCGTGGTAACGTTTGGGCAGGTGGTAACCCATCTTCTTTAGGTGACTTCGATACAATCGTACAACGTCTTGACAAGCAAGGTGCTATCGCTGAGAACGTATTGTTCTTAAACCGTCAGTTCTCTTTTGACATCGACGATATGTTGGCTGCTCAGAACTCTTACGGTGCTGGTGGTACTTCTTACGGTTTGTTTGACAACAGCGAAGAAATGGCCCTTAACCTTGGTTTCTCTGGATTCCGTCGTGGTTATGAGTTTTACAAGACTGATTGGAAATACCTTAACGATGCAACCCTTCGTGGTGGTCTTGTTGGTGGTGCTATCAACGGTGTCTTGGTTCCTGCTGGTACAATGAGCGTTTACGATCAAGTACTTGGTAAGAATGCAAAACGTCCATTCCTTCACGTTCGTTACCGTGCTTCTGAAGCTGAAAATCGTCGTTACAAAACTTGGATGACTGGTTCTGCCGGTGGTGCACAGACTAGCGACTTGGATGCTATGGAGGTCAACTTCTTGTCAGAGCGTGCGCTTTGTACAATGGGTGCTAACAACTTCTTCATCTTCAAAGGATAAGAAGACCAATAATACGAGAGGGGTTACGACCCCTCTCTATTTTTTTTAATAATTTAAATTATATCAAATGAACAGAGTAAAACTAGAGCCTAAGGATAGGACATATTTATTAAAGTTGCAAGAAGCTCCACTGAGCTACTACATTGCACACAAAGACACTCCTCGCAAGCGTTTGCTTTATTACGATGAAGAAACCAACGCTAATCATCCGTTAAGATATGCGAGAAATTCAAGAAGCCCATTTCAAGATGATCAAGACGCCAACGTAATTGTTGAGCCAATTGTATTTGAGGATGGTGTTCTTACAGTTCCAAAAAGCAACCCAGTATTACAAGAATTCTTACATTACCATCCAGGTAACGGTACTGAATTTTATGAGTTTGATGCTGAGCGTGATGCACAAGAAGACGTACAAGAGTTATTCTCTGAGATTGATGCGTTATTACTTGCGCGTGATTTAGCTGACAAAGACTTAAGTACCCTCGAAGCAATTGCTAGATTGGTATTAAACGGTAACGTTGATCTAATGAGCTCTGCTGAGATTAAGCGTGACATGATGTTGTTTGCTAAGAGATATCCTCAAGATTTCATGGAAGCCGCATCTGATCCACTTTTAAAAGTGAATAACATGGCTGCTCGTGCATTCTCTACAGGTTACTTTACATTCCGTGGAAACAAAGACATCCACTTTAACCTAAAAGACAATAAGAAGCGTTTAATGACCGTTCCATTTGGGCATGATCATATCCACGCGCTAGCGTCTCACTTACAATCAGATGAAGGTATAGAGCTATTCAAATTCCTTGAAGAAAAGTTTTCAGGAAATGATTAATTTTTTATATGATAGTAACAAATAATATTATATATTTGTTACTTCTAATTTAGTCATTGGAAACAGAAGTAATGGGGTATCAGGTAAGATCGATATCCCTTTATTTTTTTTGATTAACTTTGAGCATTGTTTAACCCATTAAATTTTTAGAAAATGGAAAAGTTTTTATCTATCCCAGTTACAGACGCTGGAAATCAGTTAGTATCTGCTAACAATGTAATCTTAGTTGAAGCAGGATCTGATTCTGCAACTGCTACTACTACATTAATTACTTATGCAGGTGGTAAAGTTGTTACTCTTACTCATGCTGCTCAAGTTGCTCTTAGCATGCGCAATGCAATCCAATCTGCAATTGCTGCTGCTTTACAAACATCTTGGACAAATACTGTTTATGACGTAACTGTTCCTCAAGCTGTTAGTGACATTGATGTAGCTTAATCTAAAGCTAACTACTACTAAAAGGGCACTTCTAATGGAGTGCCTTTTTTTATTTATCTTTGTACAAAAGCAGTCAGATGATCAATGACGTTCGAAATACAGTACTTTCTATAATCAGTAAGGATAACCGTGGCTTTATTACGCCATTGGAATTCAACCAATTTGCTAAGCAGGCACAGCTTGAGATTTTTGGGCAGTACATGTTTAATTACAGCAATGCAATCAATAAGCAGAACGCTAGAATGCATGGAGAGGGATATACCGATATTCCTAAAAATATGGCCGAAGTTATAGATTCATTTTCTGTATTCACAGGTCTAACCTATAATAACGGTACAAACAAATTCAATTTACCTGTCGATTACTTTTTCTTAGAAAAGGTAATATACAACAACAGTAAAGAGGTAGAAAAGGTTAGTCATCGTAAGATATTAAACCTAGTAAACTCAAACCTAACCGCTCCAAGTACCGCTTATCCGGTATACACAATGGATGAGAATGGTATATTGGTTTACCCTACTACAATAACTACAAACGTAACTAGTCAGTACTTAAGATACCCAAGAGATCCACAGTGGACTTACACTGTAAACGGACTTGGAGATCCGTTCTTTAATCCAAACGACTCTAACTACGTAGACTTTGAGCTACCACTCGATGACTTTGCTAACCTGGTTATAAAGATCCTCGAATACTCTGGTATATCAATTGGAGATAAAGATATCGTATCGGCAGCTAAAGCTGAAGAAGTACAAGACATTCAACAAAAACAATAATGGCATATATTACTAACTATCAGTACTATACCAATAATGGTAACATTCCTGAGGACGCTAATTGGGGGTCTTATCAGTACGTCAGTTTAGCTGACATCGTCAATAACTTTATATTGATGTATGTTGGTAATGACAAGTTGGTTAATAATGTCGACAGATATACTGTTCTATTTCACGCAAAGAGGGCGATACAAGAGCTTAACTACGACGCACTTAGAAATATTAAAGTTCTTGAGTTTGAGCTAGGCGATCAATTAAAGATGGTATTGCCTCCTGACTATGTAAACTATGCAAGGATATCAATGCTCCGAAATGGTGTCTTATATCCGCTTACAGAGGCTCGTCAGAGCATTACAGCTACAGCGTACTTACAAGATAACAATGGTGACATTGTGTTTGACTCAAATGGTGAGGTTGTTGTAGGTGAAGCTAAGTTAGACATACTACGTCAACAGAATCAATTATACGTAGGCCCTGGTCCATACTATAACCAAATGGGATGGGAATATGAGGGTGAGTGGTACTTTGGTTATCCTATCGCT